TCCATCGAAGAGGAAGTACTGCTGAAGTACCAAGAGCCGCCCGACTTCATTACAGGATAACCATGACTGTCAATCCGTATTTTCGCAGGAACAAGAAAGGTGAGCAGTCGCTCATCGAATCACTCACGACCGAGGCGATCAAGATCCACGGTCACGAGATGGTGTATATTCCACGCGAGAAGGTCACGGAAGACTTCATCCTCGGAGAAGAGGTGTCGGAGTTCTTGGATGCTAACCGCATAGAGATGTACATGGAAAATGCAGATGGCTTTGAAGGCGATTCTGAAATGTCGCGGTTCGGTCTTGATGTAAAAGATTCTGCTGTGTTCATCGTGTCACGAAAGCGTTTCATGGATGTCATGGGACACCATCCCGACATTCAGCGGCTCGGTCGTCCCCGTGAAGGCGATATCATATTCTTTGACTATCCGTACTCCATGATGGAAATCAAGTTTGTTAAGCACGACAATCCGTTCTATCCAGGTGGTGATCGCTACTCATTCAAACTTTCATGTGAAGCCTTCAAGTACTCCAACGAGAAGATTGACACGGGTGAATCCGAACTTGATGCAGTCATGGAAGTCAAATCTTCTTACGCTCTTGGATTTACTCTTGGATCATGGATCGGTGATCTTTATTCTGGTGAAGAGGTGTATACGGGAACTTCGGCGGACAAGCACGCCTACGGTCGTGTAGAGTATCGTCCATATCCACATCCTGCTGTCGGAAACTACCATATTCGGGTTAACACGCAAGAGGGCAAGTTTGCGGTGGGCGATATCATTACTGGAGAAAACAGCGGGTATACCTACGCGATATCTGGAATTTATACAACAAATATTCGTGTGGCTCATCAAGATCAACAGGACAACGAAAACCTTCAACTTGAAACCAAGCGCGATGATATATTTGATTTCACCGAAGTTGATCCGTTCTCGGAGGGCAACTACTAATGTTTACCTCGTTTTACAACGGTTCGATTCGCCGCATGGTTGTTGCGTTTGGTTCGCTTTTCAACCAAATCTACATCGACAAAGCGGAAAGTGGTGGAACAAAAAAACTTCTTGTTCCTATCTCGTATGCTCCTAAAGAGAAGTACAAGGTGCGGCTTGCGGGCGATCCTTATTTTTCAAACCCTAATCAGATCACGCTGCCCCGTATGGCTTTTGAGATTACGGGATATGTGTATGATGCTACTCGCAAACGCAACAGCATGACCCGTCATTTTGTGCGTCCGACCGCCAACAGTCCAAGCGGGGTGGATTTCACATACGCAGAAGTTCCATACAACATCGACTTCGCTCTTTATGTCTATGTTCGTAACATGGATGACGGTCTGCGGATAGTGGAGCAGATACTTCCATATTTTGCTCCCGAATTTGTGGTGACCGTGAATTTTGACGACATCAACAAGAAGGTGGATGTCCCTCTATATCTGAACTCTGTTTCATCTGAAGAAGATTATGAGGGTGATTTTGAAACTCGTCGCTCTATTATTTTCACTTTGAACTTCACAATGAAAACCTATCTGTTTGGAGCAGCAAAGAACTACAAGGAAATTCGGTTGGTGAATACCTCCATGTGGAACTCTGATGTGTTTGGTGACTCGTTCGTGTCTGGATCAACAACGGATCACGGAAATTATGCCGATGTGATTGTTGGAGTTTCTGGTGCTAGCAGCGCAAACAACTATGATTCGTATGCTAAGATTTATCAGCCCCAATCTGGTGGTGGAGAATCTTACTCTTCTGCAATGCTTTCTGGTGGACTGACTGTGGATTGGAACATCTGAGGAGTAGACCATGAGTGGATTTGACAGCATTGAAAAGGCTCTGGGAGCAGAGCCAGCCACGCCCATTTCCGTCCCTCCGCAGGCAGTGCTTGCGAAGGTTGATACGGTTCCTCTCACGGACGAACGGCTTGAGAAAGACCTCAAGACAGACTATCAAGTTGTTCGTGACAACCTAAAGGAACTTGTTGACATGGGCAAGAACGCCCTTGACGGCGTGATTCAGGTGGCACAGGAAGGCGACTCTCCACGGGCTTATGAAGTCGTAGCACAGATGATCAAGACGCTTTCAGAAACCAACCGCGAACTCATGGACTTGCACAATCGTGTGAAGACCATCCGCAAGATTGATCAGAGCGTGACAAACAACACGACAACGAATCAGTCCATCTATGTGGGTTCCACGAAGGAACTACAGGACATCATCAACTCTGCTCGGTCGTCTACGAAGGCGTTTGACAACCGACCCGATGTGCGTGACACCATAGAGGAAGACAAGAACAGTGAGTAAGAAAAGCACGAAGTATCTCGGCAACTCAAACCTCAAGGCAGCGGGAGTCAATGTAAACTTTTCGCCCGAGCAGATTGAAGAATATGTGAAGTGTTCTCAAGATCCGCTGTACTTCATCAAGAACTATGTGAAGATCGTGTCACTTGACAAGGGCTTGGTGCCGTTTGAGCCGTATGACTATCAGGAGGAGATGATCCGCACCATTCACGAAAACCGCTTCGTGATCGGCAAACTCCCGCGTCAGACAGGTAAATCCACCACGATCATCGCGTATCTGCTCCACTATGTGCTGTTCAATCAGAGCATGAGCGTTGCGATTCTTGCGAACAAGTTGACCACGGCACGCGAACTGCTTGGGCGTTTGCAGTTGGCATATGAGTACCTGCCCATGTGGTTGCAGCAGGGCGTGGTGGAGTGGAACAAGGGATCAATCGTACTGGAGAACGGCTCCAAGATTCTTGCATCCGCTACATCATCGTCTGCTGTGCGTGGTGGATCGTTCAACTACATCTTCCTTGATGAGTTTGCATATGTGCCGCAGAATGTCGCGGAAGAGTTCTTCTCGTCCGTGTATCCCACGATCACAAGCGGTCAAAGCACGAAGGTCACAATCATTTCAACGCCCAAGGGCTTGAATATGTTCTACCGCTTTTGGGTAAACGCGAACAAGAAGCCTGGCGAAGAAGGCAAGAACGAGTATGTGCCGATGGAGGTGCATTGGAGCGATGTGCCTGGTCGTGATGATGCGTGGAAAAAGCAGACCATCGCCAACACCTCCGAGGAGCAGTTCCGCACGGAGTTTGAGTGCGAGTTCCTTGGCTCCATGCACACCCTTGTGCATCCTGAAAAACTCAAGTGCATGGTGTACCGCACTCCCGAATACTGGAACGGTGAGGGGCTGCGGATCTATCAAAAACCCGTGCCCGACCACAAATATGTGATTGTGGTGGACACGGCGCGGGGACAGGGACTTGACTATCACGCATTCTCCGTGGTGGATGTGACCTGCATACCATATCGGGTAGTGGCTACATTCAGAAATAATGAGATGCCGCCCATGCTGTATCCCAATGCCATCTATCCCATATGCAGACAGTACAACAATGCGTACTGCTTGGTCGAAGTGAACGACATCGGGGGTCAGGTAGCCGACATTCTGCACGATGAACTGGAATACGACAACATCATCTATGTGTCCACTCAAGGGCGCAAGGGACAGATAGTTAACGGCGGATTCGGCGGCAAGGGTGGAGCCATGAAGGGCGTGAAGACCTCTACGGCAGTGAAGCGCATCGGCTGCTCCATCCTGAAGAGCCTCATAGAAGACACCAAACTCATCGTGGAAGACTTCAACACGGTGGACGAGTTCTGTTCGTTTGTAGCCAAGGGCGATTCCTTTGAAGCCGAAGAAACCCACCATGACGATCTGGTGATGACACTGGTGCTGTTTTCATGGCTTACCACGCAGGCATATTTCAAATCTATCACGGGCAGCGACATCCGCAAAGACCTGTACGAGGATCAGATGAAAGCACTGGAGGAGGAGATGACTCCGTTTGGCTTTTTAAACGATGGTGAATACGAAAATACTTTTGTGGACGGCAGCGGTACGACCTGGAAAGTGAATGGGGGCGAAAACCTAGATATGGGGTGGACTTTCTGATCCGTTTGTGAACCTTTCAAAATAATACATATGAGCAGAAGCACAGTCGCAAAGAATTGACTTCTTCACGAAGGAGAACTACAAATGGCATTTAGAGTAAGCCCTGGCGTAAGCATCAAAGAGATTGACCTGACCACCATCGTTCCTGCCGTTGCCACCACTCCAGGAGGCTTTGCGGGCTACTTCCACTGGGGTCCGACCGATGAAATCGTAACGGTCACATCCGCAACCGAACTGGCTAACACCTTTGGAAAGCCGTACAACGACAACTACATTGACTTCTATACGCCTGCTAACTTCCTGTCATACGGCAACAATATGCAAGTTGTTCGTGTTGTTGGTGCAACAGCCAATAACGCCAGCGTCACAAAGAACGGTGTATCATACGCTGCTTCTCATGGCAATTTCTTGATTAAAAACACCACAGATTTCAATTCAAGCACGGTTGTTACCACCGCATCAGATACTACGCTTTTTGCGGCAAAATATCCAGGACTTCTCGGACAGTCTTTGAAAGTTGTCCTCACTACAGGATCTGC